ATAATCTTAAATTATTAGCTTCAATACCATTTTCTAGATGAAAGAATGGAAAAACATCAAAAATACCAAAGCATTGTACTGGTTTCTTATAGGCATCAGGGTCATGATTTCTCATACCTTTTAACATACTCATTGACAGCATATACTGGTAAACATGAATTTTTCCAAAGATCCAGCTTTGTTGAGCACTGCAACCTACTCTTATACATTCTGATATCCTAGAAGAAATAGCTGACATATCATCTATATGTGAGGTAGTGGGCAATAAATTGTTCACTTCTTTTAACTTTTTAATATTAGGATAATACACATTACCATTTACTCCAAAAAGAGAAATAAATTCCATGATATGTGATTGTGTATTGGTCTTTTTATTATTATCAAGTATACCTCCTAGTTTCATAAAATAACGCTGTAACTTTCTAAATATAACATAATCATTGAACTCTCTATAAGATGCTATATTAACATAATCATCAGAATGAACAATAACTTTAATGATTAAAGATCTATTCAATAAATATTTACCATAACAATAAATAGCATAATCATACACAATACATGCTTTAAAAGATGACATGTAATTAAAACAACCTTGTAAGAAATTTTGACTACTTCGGAGAAAACCTTCAGTATTTATTAAATAGTCTGTTATATCTAAGAATGGCTTAACATTGTTTAATATACTTTCAGGTAAATAAATTCTTTTCTCAGTCCATCGTTGCATTACCATTATGAGTTTGTTGAATACTTGTATAGGTATGAAACTTTTAAATTCACTTATCATAGTCATGAAGTTCTCCATTGTTTCACAAGCTGACCACTTACTACAATCACCATTAGTAAAAATCATTTCTCTCTTTGCATGTGTACTTGTTTTAAAGGTATGATGAAATATATCATTTAATAATTTTATTTTTTTATCACCTGAAATACTTATGAACTCATTAGGCAAATCTTGACATAAACTTTTGAAAAAATCTTCTACATATCTACTTATGATCTTAGCCTCCATAGACATAACATAAAATTCTCTCTTAGAACCATACTGGCTTTTAATACATATATCAATAAGGACTGGAATCTTAGAATTGATTATCTCACTAGTTAAGTCACCTACAGTACAAATTAAACCTTTTTCTAAATACTTACTAAAAATCTGATCAAAAACTTTTACTCTGGAATATTTACTTTTATTATTTCGTTCGTTGGAAACTTTGATTAAATTAGAGTCTATATTTAGTTTATCTTTGTACATATAATAAGCTTTAAGAGACATCTTTTCAGATTCACTAAACTTCGTTTCAAATCTATCAGATTCCACACTAGCTTTTGTATTTATAATATCCATAACAGTAGTCCTTTCTGCACTCTGAAATGCCTTATCTAAATTAAGAACATTAGAATTTATAGCATGTCTAACTGCGTTTCTTACAAATGATTGACAAAAACCTGTTGGATTTTCAAAATCGCACAGTCCATACTTACCTCTAATACTTTTTTTATCATACATGGTTTGGTAATTATTTATAACTTTAACTGCCTCTATGTATAAATGGTGGAGAGAAGAGGGTTCTTTAGGGTTTAGCACATAAGCATATATTTCACAAAAAAACATTTGTATATTGGTGTTTACTAATCCATCATACCATATAGAAGGAATGCTAATTAAAGAGCCAGCAGCCGAGCCTTCTTCTACATTGTAAATTTTTTTGAAAAAACTTTTTATATTTTCAGTGTCTTTTATTTTATTAAACCAAAGATCAACTTTATATATTAAATATAATTCTAAGGGTGATTTATGAGGGAAATTGAATTTTTCATCTAATAGACTTTTGAAACTACTTAGTACTGATAGACCACTCATTATTAGATGTTTTAAATCTGCTAATCTCTTATGTGCACTTTGGTGTATTTCAATAGAAACAAGACTTAAAAAATTAAATATTTCAATTATTTGATTAGAAGGCAAGTTATAGTCTATATAACTTAAACTGACAGACAAAGATGACCATAATGAATTCATTAAATGTTCTATTCTATGAATAGGTAGTCTAAACCATTTAAAAGCTATAATGTAATCTTCTCCATCCTGATAAATTTCATCAATACCACATGTATTAGTATAAAAATTAACATTCTTTGTCTTAATAATTTGCATTATAGGTGGGCCTTCTATACTATTAGTACTGTCAAGTATCATTATAAACAATGAATTAGTAACACCTGCATTAAATATAACAAACTTATTTTTGTAAATTTTCCTTTCATCATTTAAAGCATCTTCTTTGGATTCCTTTGATCTTAATGTATAAGCTTTCTTTGTTTCTGTTTTAAGATTATTATAATGTAATATTTTGCTACACACTAAGTGTAGGTAATACATATAATTAAACATATAACTTTCAGTAACTTGCATAAATGCATTATTTGAATTAGATTGAAAATCTTGATAGATTTTTTCTATTTGTGAAATATCATCAGAATAGCTAAACATGTCTGTATAATAAGAATCTTTTATTTTACAATCAAAGTTTTTTATAGTTTGCATAAATTCAATCAAATCATCATAATCGCAAGTAAATCTTTCTTGTTTTATACTATCCTTGGACAAGTCCATATTTTTATATTTTTTTCTAGAATTTAATCCACTTTTATTTAATAATTTAGTCTTACTTAATAGTGAATTTTTGTTTATGTTCGAAGTGATATCTTCAACTATATTAAAAGCCCTTAATAACTATCTTTCAAAAAAGATCTTACTTTCTTTGAACTCAGAATCTTCACCATGACACTTCGAGGGTTCATCTGGATAATTTACAAAAAAGAACCTGCT